GTTAATATGTATCATGAAGCCAAAGGCATCCAGCCAGCGGCTTCCGGATTATCCCCTCAATGTGTGATGTGCGACCGCCCGGTGTCACAGCCAGCGGTCGATTGGCCCACACCTGGGCTAGTCATAATACGCCATCTCTAATCGCCCTGGTTAGCCTCCAGGGCAGCAATGCGGGGTAGAGCAGTCTGGCAGCTCGTCGGACTTTTAACCCGAAGGTCGATGGTTCAAATCCATCCCCCGCAATTGTGATCCTCCTTTTCAATATACTCCTGCCAGGTGTTACAGCCTGGTGGGGGATTTGGTTTGACGGCGCCGTGGGAAACCTAAAGACCGTCATAGTTCTGGTTTCGGGATCTCCACCCAGACATTCCAGGCATGACAGAGAGGCATCCTCGTAAGAGGGTGTTTTTTTGTTATAGAAAAATAGATAGTCATAACTTATTGGTATTTTACAAAAATCGAACAAATGTTCTAAAATGCAAATGTAGAAATGAGTGTTTGTAAGCTACGCAACATAATATACAAATGCCCAAGAACATATTTGGAAAGATTTTTCATTACGGCATGTGGTATAATGTAGAAAAATGTCGGATTGGAGAGTATTATGGCAAAGACAGTTGCTATTGAATTTCAGTATTTTCAGGTGTGCTGTTTGGATGATTCAACAAAAACAGAATATATGTATGACTTGCGGAAATGGATAAGTAAGATTAATAGTGATTTTGGGAAATTTGATGAGAGAGTAAGAGAAGTAAATAATATTAAAGGAAGGGTTGAGAACATTGATTTAACTGATGATGAGCAGTTTTATGCGTTAAATTTCATGCGCATGGAAGAAATAAGTAACACATACATTGTTCGAGAGAGTGAGCGGGCTCAGCACATAGACTTAGAAGATGATGAGTATATTGGCCGGAATACTGTAGTATTATACGATTCCAAAATCAATGTCGTGATGGTTCAAAGAAACCGAGGCGGATATGGTGTTGCAGCTATTGAGAGTTACATAAACTCTTTTAATGAATCTAATAAATTGTGTTATTTTAGACCTATAAGTAATGAGTTTGAGTATGTTGGTCAAAAAGGTTCGTTTTTGAAATTAGATGTACGATTTGCCAACATACGGAATTTCAGAGCATATAATTCAAAAGCTTTTGAGAGAGTTCTTGATGCTTGCAATGAACTTGAGTGCGTTACGGCTCATTTAGAAATAGGTTTAGGTTATGCTAGAGGAGAGGAATTAAATGCCAATACGATTCAAGAAGCTATTTCAGATATTCGAGATGCAAGAAATAGAGATAGCATAAGTGCTGCAAAAGTCAAATTTTCAGATGACCAAAAGTCAGAAATATTCGATTTATTTGATAATTTAGTTCATGATGTTCTTTATTTTACGGTTCCAACAAGAGGTGAATTGGGATTTCATGAAATGGTAGAACGAATGGCTAAACAATATAGAGAGAGAAGCAGGGCTAAGGTTTTGAATCTTTTAAGGAGTGAACGATAAGGTGAAAAACCGAAAAAATAAAATCATTGATATATGGAGAGGGATATATTCACTTGTAATTCCAACTGTGGCATGTATAATATACTGGAGTATTTATATGGCGGTCCGAGGAGACATATTAAATTATTCCTATATTACTGAGAGTGAGAATTTCACTTCGATGCTAGAGGCAATAATTTCTTTTGCATCTTTGATAATCGGTGTATTTGGATTTTTATTACCAATTTTTATTACCTCGAAAAAGGAATTTACATTGGCAAAATATTTTATCGACAATATTGATAAAAAGGCATTTTCTTTCAATTTACGAATGATAATTGTAAGTGGATTTATAGTAGTATTTATATCATGTATATTATTTCTGTCTGATATTTTTTCTGAGTGGTTTAAGCAAGGTATAATACTATTGTGGATTTGGTGGTTGTTTTATTTTGCGTCAAATTCTTATAGATTTGTAAGCTTAATTATCAGATTGTTTTTGGAAGACAAGAATGAAGTTAAGAAAGAAATTTGGGAGCCAATAGATAGTAATGAAGAAGAAAAGTTAAAAGAAAGTATTCGAAGAAGTAGAATATAATTTTAAGTAGAGTATCACGATATTGAGCCGCCACCGTGCGGCTCTTTTCTATACCCCAAAAAACAAACGAATGAGAGGTGGTGGTGAGTGGGAAGAGCCAGGGATCCTAATCGGGACAAAGCCTTTGAAATATTTAAGAAAGCCGGTGGAAGCATTGATTTAGTTGAGATTGCAAGTCAACTAAATTTATCATCGGGAACGATTCGAGGATGGAAATCTAAGGATAAATGGGACCAGAAATTGAATGGAACGCTCCAAAAGAATACGGAACGTTCCAAACGTAAAAAAGGCGGTCAGCCAGGAAATCAGAATGCAGCCGGTTATGGGGCGCCTGAACAGAATAAAAATGCAGTAACGACAGGAGAGTTTGAAACTCTCTTTTTTGATTGTCTGGATCCAGAAGAGAAGATGCTGGCCGAGGCAGTTTCGCTGGACAAAGAGCAGCTTCTCCTCCAGGAGATACAGCTCTTGACTGTCCGGGAACGCCGGATGTTAAAACGCATCGAGAATCTGCGGCAGGCTGATTTTACAACGGTTTCAAAAAAGACCGGAATTGAAAAAGGCAAAATGACGGATTTGAGTGAGGACCGTGCAACGCTGGGGCAGATCCAGAACATAGAGGACGCGCTGACCCGTGTACAGGCCCGAAAGCAGGCCGCCATTGATTCGCTGCATCGGTATGGCGTGGATGATGCTCGCTTAGAAATCGAGCTGATGCGGCTTGATTTGCAGGCCCTTAAGCTGGGAGGCCAGGAGGCTGAGATAGAAGATGACGGCTTCCTGGAAGCACTAAATGCTGAAGTTGGAGAGTTGTGGAGTGATGCAGATGATTCGAGACAAGATTAGAGAGTTAAAAAGCAAAGTAGAAAGCCTAAAAGGGCAGAGAGGAATCCTGACAAAGGTGCAGGTCTTTCAGTTTCAGCCGTTCTCGCGCCGGCAGAAGCAAATTCTTACCTGGTGGACTAAAAACAGTCCTGTGAGGGATTATGACGGCATCATAGCAGATGGAGCGATTCGTTCCGGCAAAACGGTGTGTATGTCACTGTCGTTTGTGATGTGGGCCATGAGCGCCTTTAACGGTCAAAACTTCGCCATGTGCGGTAAGACCATCGGATCCTTTCGAAGAAACGTGCTGTTTTGGCTCAAGCTGATGCTTAAGAGCCGCGGGTATCAGGTTGTAGACCACCGGGCAGATAATCTGGTGGAAATAAGCCGCGGAGCAGTCACCAACTATTTTTACATTTTTGGCGGTAAGGACGAGCGCAGTCAGGATCTGATACAGGGTATTACTCTGGCGGGCCTGTTCTGTGATGAAGTCGCTCTGATGCCGGAATCCTTTGTAAATCAGGCAACGGGCCGATGCTCTGTGAGCGGGTCGAAGTATTGGTTTAACTGCAACCCAGATGGACCCTATCACTGGTTTAAGACAAACTGGATTGATAAAGCTATTGGATATCTGGGCAAGAAAAAGGTTGCCAGGATAAAAGCTGAAGCAGAGGCCGCAGGAAAGGAACCAGACCTTAAAAAGCTGCTGTATGTCCATTTTACCATGGACGATAATCTGAGCCTGTCAGAAGAGATTAAGGCCAGGTATCGGAGCATGTATACCGGTGTCTTCTTCAAGCGTTATATCATGGGGCTCTGGGCAATGGCTGAGGGTGTTATCTATGACATGTTTGACCCCGACAAGCATACGGTTGATACAGAGGCTCTGGCGGCTGCATACAAAGCCAGGACAGGGCATGATTTCTGGGTTGGCGATAAGTATGTCAGCTGTGACTATGGTACCCAGAACCCAACAGCTTTTCTGCTCTGGCAGCAAGGAGCTGATAAGAAATGGTACTGCAGGCGGGAGTATTATTACTCCGGCAGAGATAAAGGAAGACAAAAGACAGATGCAGAGTTCTCCAGGGATTTAAAAGACTGGCTGCATGGCGAGAGTATCCGTTTTGTGGTGCTGGATCCTGCTGCGGCATCCTTTAAAGCGCAGTTGGAAAAAGACGGCTTTAAGGTCAAAAAAGCAAAAAACGATGTTTTAGATGGCATCCGGTTTGTGGCTACGCTATTAAACCAGGGTGCTATTTTGATTAATAAAAACTGCGACAATCTGATAAAAGAGTTTGCGTCCTATATTTGGGATGCAAAAGCAGCGGAAAAGGGCGAGGATAAGCCGGTGAAAGAGCATGACCACGCGCTTGATGCTGTGCGTTACCTGTGTATGACAATAATTAAAATGCGTCCGGGCATCCGGATTTTAAAATGAGGTGCAATAGATGGATATATTATTTAACCCGGATAAAAACCGGATGACAAATATGCAGCTGTGCCGGCTGTACATGGATGAATTTGTAAAATCAGCAGAGCGTAAATGGATGATGGACGGTGACGCATATTATCGTGTGGATAATCCGGAAATCATGAATCGGAAGAAGTATAGGTACCGGGAAAACGAAGCAACCGGAGAAATTGAAAAGATAATTGATAATGCAAAGCCCAACAACAAGAGAGCGCACGGATTCATGTATATTCTGGTAGAGGATAAGGTGAATTACCTGTTATCCAAGCCATATACGCTCACTTGCGAGGAATCCGAAGAGTTTTTAGAGCAGGTGAAGGCAATCCTTGGAGAATCCTTCCAGAGTAAGCGCTTGATGCGTCTTGGCGTGTCAGCCAGTAACGGCGGTATCTCCTGGCTGCATCCATACATCGATGAGACAGGGCAGTTTAAGACAATGATTGTCAGGCCGGAGGAAGCGATCCCACTTTGGATAGATAACGACCATGAAGAAATGAGCGGATTCATCTGGTTTTACAATTTGGATGTCATTGAGGGGCAGGAGCAAAAGACTGTTACAAAAGTAGAGTATTGGACTGCGGATGGTGTAGCCTATTATGTTTCTGATTCTGAGGGAGACGGCTGGGATTTACGTCTGGATGCAGAGAGGTATCTGGATGCAGTCATTGAGGACGGCGAGTTCCAGGAGCATTTTCTGGTAGGTGGTCTTCCGGAGAGCTGGGGGAAGGTCCCATTTGTGCCGTTCAAAAATAACGACTACGAACTGCCGGACCTTAAATTCATCAAAACCCTGATTGACGGATATGACAAGGGCCGCTCCGATGTGGCAAACATGCTCGACGAGTTAAGTTCCATTGTTTACGCGTTAAAGGGGTATGGTGGAAATGACCTGGGTGAGTTTATGCGGGATTTAAACTACTTCCGGGCTATCTCCCTGGATGAGGACGGCGGTGCAGAAGCGCTAAGCACACCAATCGACATCACGGCGGCCAAGGAGGACTTTGAGGCGCTGAAAAAAGATATCTACGATTTCGGGCAGGGGGTCGATAAAAACAGTGACAGGCTGGGCAATAGTCCGTCTGGTATCGCCCTTAAATTTATTTATTCCGGACTGGATCTTAAGTGCAATCGTTTGGAAAATGCTTTTAAGGCGGGCATGGGGGAGTTGTTTTGGTTTGTGTGCAGATATTTGGAGCTGACAGGAGCCGGAAACTATCCGGATTGTAAAATCGATGTGACGTTTAACCGGGATATTGCTATTAACGAGAGCCAGGCAATTACTGACTGTGCAGCATCCAAGGGTATCATCTCAGACGAGACGATTATAAAAAATCATCCGTGGACAGAGGATGCAACAGAGGAACTTGCCCGGTTAAATGCCCAGCGTGAGGCGGAAAAGGCTGAGTTATCTGACATGTTCCCAGAGGGCGGTGAGGAGTAGTGGATTACTGGCGGAAGCGGCAGGAGGCCATGTACAAGGCCGGAGAGATGCAGGTTAATCAATACTTTAAGCGGTTGGAAAAAGCATTTAACCAGACAAAAAGGGAGTTGCAAAAGACGATAGAGGCTTTCTATTTCCGGTATGCAGAGGAAAACAGCTTATCCTTCGCAGCGGCTCAGAAGCGGCTTAATGCAGAGGAGCTGGGAGAGCTTGATGATTTTATTGCGCTTGCTATGGATAACATTGGAAAATATAACCAACAGGTTAATGATATGTCCTTAAAGGCCAGAGTGACACGTTATCAGGCTCTTGAGATGCAGGTGGATGCAATTCTCAGACAGCTCTACGCGATTGATTATCAGGCAGAATCAGAAAAGGCCATGCAGGAAGTCTATGAGGATACCTATTACCGGACATGGTACAGTATCGACCAGTACCACGGATTTCATCAGGCTTTTGCACAGGTGGAACCTCGAATAGTGGAAAAATTGCTGGAATACCCGTTTAATGGTGCAGTATTCTCTTCCAGGCTTTGGAAACAGAAAGACCACCTGCAAACGCAGCTGACAGAGGCAGTGACCACAATGCTGATTCAGGGCAAACACCCGTCTACCCTGACAAAAGAGTTTGCCAAAAAGATGCAGTCGAAAAAGTTTGATGCATACCGGCTGCTACACACAGAGTCATCCTTCCTGATGAGCGAGGCTACTCACGCAGGATACAAAGAGGATGGGGTGGAAAAGTACGAGATTTTAGCAACTCTCGACAGTAAGACTTGTGAGATTTGCGGAGAACTGGACGGTAATGTGTACGAAGTTGGGAAGGAAGTCACAGGCGTCAACATGCCGCCGTTCCACCCGCTCTGTCGCTGTACGGATGTCCCGCATTATGATGATGAGCCAACAGATAGGCTGGAAAGGGTAGCCAGAGACCCAGAGACCGGAAAGACATACATGGTTCCGGCGGATATGACCTACAATCAGTGGCATGAGCAGTATGTTGAAAAGAATCCAGATAAGCTGTTGGCAGAGCGGAAGCAGCGAAATAAAAAGGCAGATAATGAGCAGTTCCAAAGATACCGAAAAATACTAGGTAAGGATGCGCCTGAAACTCTGGATTCTTTCCAAACAATGAAGTATACTGATAGTGAGAAATGGAAGATTCTACAACAGGAGTATAAAGATGTTAGGCGATACGAAAAGATTATTTCGGATGCCGAGAAATTAAATATCAAAGGGAAACCAATAAAAAAAATAAATCGTATTGACTTATCGGATTATGTTTTTGCGGAAAGCCACATAAATAAAGACCGAAAACATGGAACATCTAAGGAACAGGCTCAGAAATGGGTAAATGAAGCCGTGGCGGCGTACAGCAGATGGAATGGAGATGTAACTATTTATATTTCTCGAAACGGTGCATCTGTAATAAATTTAAAGGAAAAGACAATCAGTACCGCATATAGTTCGAATGAATATGACGAGAAATTTAGGAGTCTATTGGAGGTATTGGAAAATGATTAAATGTCCTATTCTTGAAACAGAAATTGATATCGGGGAATGTGTTGTGATTGTGGATGCATGTGAAGGCTCTGTAAAAGAAACTGTTTTGAGTGAAGCTATTTTAGAAAACAGTAAATGGAAAGAAATCTGCAAGATGTGCAAATACCATGACAATTAATAACCACCAGTCAGCAGGCCGGTGGTATTTTGATAGGAGACAGATGGATGGAGTTATATTTTAAAATTAAGGCCGCGCTGCTGCTTATTGGAATAGTGCTGGCAGTCATTTATCTGGTCTGGATAATAATAGAATATTGGAATTCGCGTTAAGCCAGGGAATTTATCCCTGGTATTTTTATACCCTTTTTTCAGTTTGCGACATCGCAACGGAGGTAAACATGATAACAGCAGTATTTACAGATAACAGCGACTATGCCCGCGCTACTGGCCTCTGGCAGTGGGACTACGGGCAGAGGCTACGGATAGAAGGATTGAAACTGCCCACAGCGGTAGAAATCCATTTCGCTCTGACAGAACAGTCCGGGGATGCCATTACCAGAGTAGGTACCACCACGGACGGTGTGACAGAGGTAGTCATTCCGGATAGCCTGTTGGAGAATCAGGCAGCAGGAGCAACCTATGAAATCTATGTATGGATCTACCTGGCAGATAAGACATCCGGTGAGACCATTAAACGGATTTCCATGCAGGTGAAGTGCAGACCAAAGCCGGAAGCCTTTGACGCGCCGGAAGATGCAGAACTCTTCCGGGAAGCCATTGAGGCGGTAAATGCATCTGCAGACCGGGCAGAGGCAGCAAGGGAAGGAGCCGAAGCCGCTCAGAAAGCAGCGGAAGCAGCAGCCGGCAAAATTGAGGGTGAGATTTCCGGAGCCGGGCAGATTGCCGAGCAGGTAAAGCAGGATGCGGAAGCAGTTGCGAAAGACAAGCAGGCAGTCTCCCAGATGGTCACAGAGACCGCCCAGAACGCCCAGAATGCAGCCGAAGCAGCACAGGCAGCAGAACGTTCCAGTACCGCCGCAAAAGAGGCACAGATCGCCGCTGAGAGTGCAGAGGCAGGTGCAGAGGCAGCCATGGAAGAGGTTGAGAGGGACCGGACCGAGGTAAGTGAGACCCACAAGGCAGTGGAACAGCTGCGGGAAGCGGTGGATACTGACAGGCAGGCAGTAGCAGCGGACCGGCGGGCGGTAGAAAATACCGCTTTGCAGTTTGGACAGGCTGCCCAGAATGCGATTAATGCCGTTGGACAGGCTCAAGAGGAAGCTGTGCAGGCAGTTTCCGCAGAAGGGCAGAGACAGACCACAGCGGTACAGCAGGCAGGCACACAGGCGGTCAGTGGTGTTGCCGAGGCTAAGACTACAGCGATTCAGGCAGTCACTACAGAGGGCGATACACAGACCAAGAGGGTGCAGGATGCTGCTGCTGGAATTGTGGCTGACCGGGAGCAGATTGCGGCGAATAAATCCGGAATTGAAGCCCTGAGCCAAAAGAAAGCCGATGCCATTATTGAAACCGCGCAGGGTGAGACTATGACCCTGACAGACAGCTCCGACAAGCTATTTGAGGGGCTGAGAGTGTTCGGGAAGAGCACGCAGGATGGGACGCCGAGTGTGGAAAATCCAGTGCCGATTGTGAATGCCGGTGAGGGTGGAAGTATTACGGTTGAGGTGACGGGGAGGAACCTGCTAAAACCGAATTCATATAACACCTATTATGAATTTCCTTTAAAATCCAATACAGTAATGACCTTGATGACGAACGGGAAGCCGTCGCAGGGTGGAAATATCAAATTTTCTGCAACTGACGGTTCGAACGTATGGTTCTCTATTAACGCAGGACAAACCAGAGTTTGTAGGTCTATCGGAAATAAAGACGTTAAAGGCTTTTATGATTTACTAAGCCCAGATGACGGTCTGGAATATATGTTTGCCGTGGGCGATATAAAAACCTACACGCCCTACGTCGAGCCACAATCCCTAACTCTCGCCACTCCAAACGGTCTCCCCGGCGTGCCAGTCAGCAAAGACGGCAACTACACAGATGAAAATGGTCAGCAATACATTTGTGATGAGGTGGACTTGGGGAGAGAGAAGTATGTGCAGAGGGTGAAAGATTTTATATTTAACGATAAAACAAATTTTAGTATTGATACATCCGCTAAACATGAAAACAGTATTCTCGTTGATATTAAAATTGAAGATGCTTCTAATCGCAGTACGCTTAGCGGAAATCCATTATTATGCGACAAATTGAAAGCGTGCAGAGAGGATATATTTGTAACAGATGAAGTTTCGTGCGGATATACTTCAGGGGCGAATTTTTTACGAGTTAGGCTTCCAATATCTGCTGGAACAACAAATGAAGGAGTTAAAAATTATTTAACAGACAAATCTTTTAAAATTTTATATATCCTCGCTACCCCCATCGAGCGCGACCTCACCCCCGAAGAACTCGCCGCCTACTCCTCTCTCCACACCAACTGCCCGACCACCGTTATCACAAACGATGCCGGGGCGCACATGGAAGTCAGCTATGTGGCAGATACCGGAACCTATATCCGGAACATGGAAGAGCGACTGAATGCCAAGCTGGTGAATATCCAGCAAGCCCTAATTAGTCAGAAAATTTCTGGGGGGGGTATAAAGGTAACTGACAGTTCGAGAGCGCCGGTTGTGCGGTTTGCCATGTGGGGTAAGACGGAGCAGAGGAAAACGAGTGGTGCGCAGTTGTTTGATGTAACAAATGTAGATATGAAGACAATATTAAATGTAGATGGAACAACAAATGCGAATGGTTCTATTCATACATCTGGGTTTATTAAGGTATCCCCAAACACAACATATTCTGTTAGTAAGACCCGACAGAATCGCGGCAAGTTTTATAATTTGGAGAAGAAACCACTGACTACCGACAAGTTTGATTTTGAACTTTCAAATAATGGTGACAAATTTACAACATTAGAAAGTGTGGAGTATGTAAGATTCTCAATTTATGAGACAGTGGATCTAAATACCTTGATGATGAACCAAGGCGATGCATTAAAACCCTACGAACCCTATTCCGGCGGCTTCCCCTCCCCCTCACCTGACTGGGAACAGCCCATCGAGATAACCGACCAGCCTGTGACCGTTACTGTAAAGGGCGGCACAGAGCAGCAGTCCATCACTCTGATACCGCCTCGCCCATTTACCAAGTGGGACAAGCTGGAAAAGGTGGATGAAGTGTGGTGCTGGGTGTATCAGAGCAAGGTCTTGTCAGGAGCGGAGATAAAGGAAAACTTCATGGGGATACATAGTTCAGGTTCTGTGATGATAAACATTTCAACACTTGGGGTTATGGATAAACAAAACGATGCCGTAAGCGATAAATTTATTTATTCAACTCAAAGTGTGTCCACGCTTAAAAACGGAGAATTTCGAATCGTATACGGAAACGCTTATCTCAAAATAGATGGAGTTACAACGACTGAGGAAGGAAGGCAGTGGCTTGAATCCAACGATATCACAATCATAGCGCAGGCTTCGACCCCCGAATCCATCCCCCTCTCCCCATCTGAGCAAGCACAGCTCAACGCCCTCACGATGTACGCAGGCACCACCGAAGTCACCAACACAGGCGGATGCAACATGGAACTGACCTACACCGTAGATACAAAATCCTATGTAGACAGTAAAATCGCGGCTATCAGTGCCGCAGTATTGGAGGTTTAAATGTACGAGATTGTAAGAAATGTAATCACATCAAAGAGATACGCCCTCGATGATATGTTAAAGAAAATTGATACCCTCTGGGTGCGGAATGACATCACCGAGGAGCAGAGAAAGGAGCTGGTTGCACTGGCGCAGGCAAACGCAGATCCAGAGCAGTCCAACGCACCGTTGCAGACCCAGATTAATGAGCTGGCAAAGCAGCAGAGTGCACTGAACGCGACCGTTACCTCTCTGAACGCGACCGTCCAGAAGATTAAGGAAACGGTTGAGAGCGGCGGCACAGTCGTTCCGGAACCAGAACCGGAGCCTCAGGAAGAATATCCGGCGTGGGAGCCGTACAACGGTATCCCACCAGTAAAATGGCAGACAGGTTCCAAGTGTACCCACAGCGGCAAGAAGTGGGAATCCATGGTGGATAATAACGTCTGGGAGCCGGGGGCGTTTGGAGTAGGGCCGGAGATTTGGAAAGAAGTAGTTTAATAAAAATTAGTCATAGATAGTCATAGATTTAGTCATAGGCACGCGGGAAACCGGGTGTTATTTTTATGCCGTCTTTCCGGTACCGCAGACGATAAAGAACGGGACATCACCGGACACGACCGGGACAACAAGTGAAGATGAAAGGAATGAAATCATGAAAAAAGAAGAATTAATCGCAAAAGGCCTGACTGAAGAGCAGGTAACGGCTGTAATCGACATCTACACAAACGAGATGAAAGGATTTATCCCCAAGTCCCGGTTTGATGAGGTGAACACGGCAAAGGCAGATCTGGAAAAGCAGGTGGCTGACCGGGACAAGCAGTTAAAGACCTTGAAGGCCGAAGCCAAGGACAATGAAGCTCTCCAGACAAAAATCACTGAGCTGGAAGACGCGAACAAGGCAACCAAGAAAGAGTATGAGGACAAAATCCGCGATATGCGTCTGACTGGCGCTATCAAGGACCAGTTAAAGGATTGCAAGTATCCAGAGTTGGTAGCGGATAAATTTGACCGCACCAAGCTGATTCTGGCAGATGATGGCACAGTGTCTGGACTGTCTGAGCAGTTAAAAACGGTAAAAGAGACCTACAAAGAACTGTTTACCACTCCGATTTCCGGAAAGACACCGGGCAATAATGGCAAGACCCCGCCGCAGGAGGGAGGTTCTTCCGGACGTAGAGAGGAGCTGGAAAAGCTGATTAAGGATCCTGCAACAAGGCTGGCTGACCGGATTGCAGCAAGAAATGAATTATTTCGCCTGGAACAGGCAGAAAGTGAGGAATAACGAATAATGGCAAATCAGAAAGGAACAGGCACGACCTGGAATTTACCCAACTATGCAGGAGATTTATTTACTGCTGATACTACGAACACCCCAATTCTTTCCGCTATTGGCGGTTTGACTGGCGGCGTGCAGACTGATAATTTTGAGTTCCCGACCGATTCTCAGTACTCTCTTCCGGAGGCAGCGCAGCCGGCAATCACTGAGACTGCATCCCTGACCGCACCGCAGGCCGAGGAAATCGTGAGAACCCAGAACACCAATGTAACCCAGATTTTCCACGAGAAGGTATCCATTTCCTATGTTAAGGAGTCCAACCGTGGAAGAATGAGCGGACTGAATACCGCTGGGCAGAAAAACAATGTGCAGTCTACCGAAAAGGATTGGCAGATTGCGAGAAAGCTGGAAAAGATTGCCCGCGATATCGAGTACACCATCATCAACGGCGTGTACGCAAAAGCAACCAGCGCAGATGTGGCAAGCAAGACCAGAGGCCTGCTGGCTCTTTGCGGAGGCGATGGCGGCACAAAAGTAGATGGTAAGAGTGCAGCTTTGACCAAAGCACTGATGCAGCAGCTCTTTAAGGCTATGTATGACGCAGGAGCAATCTTCTCCAATGTGGTTCTGTATGTGGGCAGCACTCAGAAGCAGATCATCACCGATATTTACTCCTACGCACCGACTGACAGAAATATCGGAGGAACCAATATCAAGCAGATTGAGACAGACTTCGGAAACATCGGTATTGCTCTTGACCGTTTTATGCCTCAGACCGCCGTTCTGGCTGCTGAGCTGTCTGTAATGGCTCCGGTGTTCCAGCCGGTACCGGGGAAAGGCAATTTCTTCTACGAAGAGCTTGCAAAAACCGGCGCATCTGAAGAGGGACAGATTTTTGGTCAGTTTGGCCTGGATCATGGTCCTGCATTTATGCACGGCGCAATCACTGGCCTGAAAGGATAAGGTGAGTTATGGCAGACTTTGATATGAACGGAATCCCGCCGAAAATCAGGGAACTTTTTGAGGAACGCACAGGCGCAGCCGTTAAGGATGCAGCTGGAGTTACACCTACAAAGGAAGAGTTTAATGCCCTGCTTAAATCCCTTCGGGATGCGGCGCTGATTAAAAAATAGGAGGGATGAGGCATGACAGCAGCTGAAATGAAAAGAGCTGTGGAAAGCAACCTGGGACTTTATCCGGGCGAAAAAGAATTGCTTGTGTCAGACGTCATTCTCTCTGTGTGCGATTATTGCAATCTCCATCCTGAGCGCATTCCGGATATCCTGGAGTCGGTTATCCGGAAAAAAGTAAAAGGTATTATCGATTACGAGGCAGCCAACGGTTCCGGGTATCATCCGGAAGTGGCCAGCCTAAAAGAGGGCGATGGTACGATTACCTGGGCGCAGACCGAAGGGAATACCAAGGCAAGCATTTATGAGCTTAATGCAAGCGATAAAGCGGCTCTTAAAAGACACAGGAGGTTGAGAGGTTATGCTTAATCCATATGAAGTGATGTACGATGCCAGAATGACTGTGCAGCGCTGGCGCGAGGTAGAAAAAGGCGGATACGTACGCAATGAGCTTTTTACGGTGGGGGAGAATATCCTCTGCCGCTACAGCTCTTCGGGGCAGGCTGCTGTCGGCACTCCAAACCCGTCCATCCAAAACAGTCACACGCTATTTTGTGGCCTGGAAGCAGATGTGCAGGAGGGCGATAGGATTACTGTGACGATGCACACCGGAAAAACTGTCGAGCTTACCCTGGGCGAGTGTCACCCTTATACCTACCAGTGGCAATGCGAGGTTAAGAGAGAGGGTAATGCATGAGTAGCAGTAATTACAGACGCAATAAAGCGGCCATTGACCAGTACCATAAAGAACTGATGGCTATGCTGGACGATGTCAGAGAAATCGATATTAAGATACTTAACCAGGCAGTCAATGAGGGCATGAGACACGCCAAGGATCAATCTCCAGTAATTACCGGATTTTTTCGTAAGAATTGGAGGTCTGCGCCGGCTGTAAAAACAAGGGATGGTGGTGTTAGTAAAAATCTGGTCAACAGTGCGGATTATGCATCTTATGTAAATTACGGACACCGCACAGTAGACGGCGCAGGCAACACCACCGGATATGTTCGCTCCGCAAACGGTGATCATCTTCTGGAGCGAACAGAGAATTATATCAATAAGCGCCTGATTGAACTGTTTAAGGCGGAAGTGGAGGCAATACAGAAAAAGCATGATTGAAAGATTATATGAGGCTATAGCAAGCGGTTTAAAAGCCGTAAGGCCCTGTAAAACATACCGCGAGGATGTTCCGCAGGGGTTTACGGCTCCATGCTTTTTGGTGCACGTCTATGAGCAGGAGCATTCCAGAGGAATTAATGGACGGTTAAAAAATGCGGTAAGCCTGGATATCCTTTACTTTCCAGAGAACCAGGGGAAGGCAGAAATCCAGGAAGAATGTTGGAATGTTGGCCAGGATTTAGCGAGAGAATTTGCAATTCCTGGCTTTAAATTAAAAAATAGGAACTCGAAAATTGAGGATAGGGTGCTGCATTTTTTGTGTGATGTGGACTATCGGGAATTTAAAAACGATACTACACCACAGATGCAGACCTTAATTCAGTCTGAAAAAATTAAGGAGGTATAACCATGGCAGGAACATGGGAAACCCAGAACAAGGTTTTGCCCGGAGCCTACATCAATATCAAAACCAGTGAGCCGCTGTCTATCACTCCGGGGGACAGAGGAACCGTTGTCATTTTGCAGGAAATGACAGTGGGTGAAGATGAGAATCTGTACACGGTTACTGTAACCGAGCAGGGATATCCAGAGGGGGCAGCTGCTTCTGATAAGAAGCTGGTCGTTGAGGCCCTGAAAAAGGCCAAAACAGTGCTGATTTATAAGCTTCCGGATTCCCACACGACAGATTCCATCAACAAAGCACTGGCAAAGCTAAAGACAGTCAAATTCGACGTGCTGTGCTATCCGTATGACACAACTCCAGGAACGGCTACGGCAAATAAAACCGCAATCGCATCCTGGATTAAAACCATGAGAGAGGATGAGGGAGTAAAGTGTCAGGCGGTACTCGCGAACCATGTCGGAGACTATGAGGGCGTTATTAATGTAGCGCAGGGTGTTGTGATGGCAGATGGCAGTAAGTTGGCAGCTGCTGAAGCTACTGCGTGGGTAGCCGGAGCAACTGCAGGAGCCAGCATGACCACATCAAACACCGGAATGAAATATACAGGCGCGATTGACGTGGATCCGCGCATGACCAAAACTGAAAAAGAAACTGCGGTAAAGGCAGGCAAGCTGATTTTTGACGTAGACAGCGCCCAGAATGTGACGGTTGTTTATGACATTAACTCCCTGACTACGTTTACTCCGGAGAAGTCCAAAGACCTGTCTAAAAACCGCGTAATTCGCACACTGGACAATATTGCGAATGATATTGCATCCATTTTTAAGAGTAACTACATGGGTAAAATCAACAACAATACAGACGGTAGGCTGCTATTTAAGTCTGCGCTGGTGGATTACTTTGCAGGCCTCCAGAATATGTCTGCGATTGATAATTTTAACCCGGATGATATCACGGTTGCTCCAGGCGACGATATTGATGCAATGTTGGTAGATATCTATGTTGAACCCGTGGACAGTGCAGAAAAGCTCTACATGACGGTCAATTTACAGTAGGAGGTAGACCATGGGAAAAGGTAATAATTATACAAAAATTGCTGATCTGGTAACAGGCAGCGAGGGAAGCGCCTATATTACTGTCGATGGCGAGAATCGGTATTTTTTCGAGCTCGCAAAGGTTGAAGCAAGCATCGAGTTTACTGTTATCGCCAAAAAGCTATTAGGGCATCGAATGAAGCAGCATAAGGTTGTAGGAGCTGAGGGCAAGGGAACTTTAGGTATTTACAACGTCAGTCCCGCTACCCTTGCGATTTACCAGAAGTACATCGATGAAGGAAAAACTCCATCTATCAGCATCCAGACCACAAATGAGGATTCCAGTTCGACGATTGGCCGCAGAGTTGTGGTAATGCGCAACTGCATCCTCTCAAAGGTTCCTGTTGTATATCTGGAAGATGGTAGCGAGGACTTAAATTCATCGGATACAGATTTTACTTTTGATGATGTAGACAACCTGGAATCCTATGTATTCCCGGAAAATATGAGGTAAAGGAGATTAGATTATGGGAAGTTTAAGTGCATTTTTAAACCCTGTCAAAACTGAAAACAAGGAAGTTATTATTTCTGACCGGTTCCAGGAGAACGGAGAGCCGGTTCCTTTTGTGATTCGCCCAATTACGCAGGCGGAAAATGAAGAACTGATGAAAAAGCACCGCAAGGTGGACAAACAGGGAGTAGAGATTTTTAATCGCATCCAGTACAATCAGGAGCTTACAGCTGCAGCAGTGGTAGAACCACCACTTAACAATGCAGAGCTCCAGAAATGCTATGGTGTTCTTGGCGCTTCCAAGCTTCTTTCTGTTATGTTATACGCTGGAGAGTATGCAACACTTCTGGAAGAGATTCAGAAGCTTTCCGGATTTGATATGGACATCAACGATGATATTGAAGAAGCAAAAAACGAATAAAGCAGGGTGACGTAGAATTTAATTATGCCCATTTCGCTCTGCAAAGACTTCACATTCGCCCATCTGAGCTGGACAGTATGAGCCAGCAGGAGCGGGCGTTTATTTTTGCCAGTATTGACCTTAGGGCAGAGGAGGAAAAGATACTGGCAAGTAAAATTTAGGAGGTGACAGAATGGCTACATTAAGTACCATGTTTAAGCTTATGGACGGCTACAGCTCCCAAATTCAAAAAATTATCCAGAAAACAGACCGTGCAACAGACCGGATGCTTTCGACCTCTAAGGCAGCTGATAAGGTAGAAAAATCTATAAAAAACTCTGGGAAAGCGGCACAGACAGCGGCTCCCACATTTGACAGAGCAAGCAAAAGCATGGATAGGTTCCAGAAAAGCGCAGAAAAGACAAACGGGACTCTTAAAACCCTTGTCCGCAGTGCGCTTGGCCTGGCGGCCCTAAAAAGTGCAATGGGCGCCATAGATACTTATACAAACTCTAATGCCAGGCTCAATATGATAACTTCGACACCGGAAGAAGGGGCGGCACTTCGGGGTGATATTTTTGCAGCGGCCAGGCGGTCTCGTGGAGGCTACAATGATATGGCTGGAGCTGTTGCAAAGCTTCGGATGCTTGCCGGGGATAGTTTTGGAAGCAATCAGGAAGCAATTGGATTTGCGGAACTTCTAACCAAGTCCCTTAAGGTTTCTGGGGCTGGGAAGGCAGAACAAAATTCTGCATTCTTACAGCTTACACAGGCTATGGCTGCCGGACGATTGCAGGGCGATGAATTCCGTTCTGTGATGGAAAATGCGCCCATGGTAGCGGATGCCATTGCTCAGTATATGGGAAAGAGCAAGGGAGAGCTGAAAGAACTATCCTCTCAGGGACTTATTACGGCAGACATAATCAAAAACGCTATGTTCCAGGCGGCTGGTGATATTGAGGGAAAATTCAATACAATGCCAATGACTTTTGGAGATGTTGGCACCATGATGCTCAATAGCTTCCTTGAAACATTTGGCGGCGGGTTTGAAAAAGTGAGCGGAATGCTAAATAGCTCTAGCTTCGGACAGATTTTAGACGGCTGGAATGCAGGACTTTCTTTTGTGTCTGGCGGTTTTAATACGCTAGTGGATGCTATTGTTGCAGGTGGGCCAATTGTTCAAACATTTTTCTCCGTAGCAATTATTATGGCAGGACTTTGGGCGTCAAAAATGTTTTTGGCAGCCGGAGCAACTATGCTCGCGCATTGGCCATTGCTTTTGATTGTCGGTCTAATCGGGATGGTTATCATGGCATTAAATTCTGCGGGGGTTTCTTTTAGTACAACGTTTAGTTTTGTTGGCGGATTGCTTGGAACGTTTTATGCACTGGGGTATAATATCGTAGCGAGTTTGTGGAATTTATTTGTTTCGTTCGCAGAGTTTTTGGCGAATGTTTTTACCAATCCTCTTGCATCAATTGTCAACTTATTTGTCAATATGAGCATCAGCGTTTTAAATGTTATAAAATCCATTGCAGAGGCAATTGATGCTGTTTTTGGAAGCAATTTAGCGGGTGCGGTGGGGCAATTTATTTCCAGAGGTCAAAATTTTGCAGATGGATTTAAGGATTCAAATTATGTTTCTTTGGATGCGTTTAGAATGGATTCTAAGAGCACCATTGGAGCAATTCAAGGCGGATTAAATGCAGGCAAAGCGCTTGGGGGCTTTGTGGATAACTGGAATTTTTCTGGTATATCTGGTATAAATCCGGATGCTGGCGGTACGGATTATTCTCAGTTTTTTACCACCGGAAATCCAGCGGTCGTAAAAGGCACTGGAAAGGGCGGAGCTGTAAAGGTAGAGGCTGGCAACGAAGATATTGAGTGGATGCGGAAACTGGCAGAACGTGACTACGTTGCACGTATCGCCCAGAATACCCTTGCACCAAATATCCGTGTAGAATTTTCTGGCCCCATCACAAAAGAGACCGATACTGACAGTGTAATGACGCATGTGGTCAACGAGTTAAAGGACATCATTGCCACAGCTCCGGAGGGGGTACCTGTATAATGAGCTATTCAATTTATTTTAAATTTAAGGGCAAAAAGTACAAGCTCCCGGTTAATCCAGAGGAACTAAAGCGAGAACGAAGTATGAATGCGGAGACTTATCGGGTGCTTGGCACCGGGCAGGTCTCCATACCTGTATACAGTGAGTTGGAAACCTTCAGTTTTGAGGCAGAGTTCCCCAGTCAGAGGTATCACTATATGGAATCCGGAGCGAGGGCAGATGCAGATTACTACGAAAAGATGTTCCGGAGAGCGCAAAAGGAACTCCAGCCGGTGCGTTTTATTGCCTCCAATGACATTACAGATGACATCAGTATGATGGTCATTGTGAAAAGCGTGGAGGCAGTAGAGAAAGCCGGTGAGGAAGGGGATAAGTATCTGACTATTAAGCTGCAGGAGTATAAAGCTCCGGGAAAGCGGTATGTAGCAGTGCCAACCACGGAGAGCACCGCTATCAAGCAGGAGGAAGCCCCAAAGGAGCCGGAAAGCAATCCGGCGGTAACAGATGACAAAACCCATACGGTACAGTCAGGGGATACGCTGTGGGGGCTGGCAAAGCGGTATTATGGCAATGGCAGCCTGTATCCCAAAATAGCCGCAGCGAATCCAGCCATTAAAAATCCAAATCTGATTTATGATGGTCAGATCTTGAAAATTCCAGCTTAAGGAGGTGAGGTCATGGAATTGCTGGTTGAGAGCCAGGGGAGCATCTACGATATCTCCGATATGTGTAAAGACATATCATGGACAGAATCCCTTAATGATGGGGCGAGCAGCTTAGAGGTGTCCTACCTCAAAAATGGCCTTACCTTACAAAACGGAGATGTCATCAGACTGACGGACAATAATCAGTTAGAGGGTATCTTTTTTGGTTCTATTTTTAAGGTATCCGGAGACGAGACAGGGACAATTACCGTTAAGGCTTACGACCAGCTCCGGTACACAAAAAACAAAGATATTGTTGTTTTGGAGGGCGGTACTCTTAAGAATCTTGTGTCAAATATGTGCACCGCTCTGTCCCTTACGCCTGGAACCATGGAAGATTCAGGGTTTGTTTTGCCGACCATTGCAGACTATGAAAAGACATGGATTGACCATATCGTGCAGGCAGTCTCAGACACCCTGATAGGCACACAGGAGTATTTTTGCCTGCGGGATGAATATGGAAAGGTGTGTCTCTGGAATATGCGCAACCTGCAACTACCTCTGGTACTGGGGGATGATAGTTTATGCACTGGATATAGTTGGGAAAAATCCATTGATGAGGAGTATTACAACAAAATCAAAGTTGTCTGGAAGGACGAGGCATCCGGAAAAATAGATGTGGGAATGTCCGTTGAACAGACTGCCGTGAACCGGTACGGGCTACTGCAATACCTGGAATCCTCTCCATCCGGGATTGATAACGCAGCCAAGGCGCAGGAACGGGCAAATAACCTTTTAAAACTCTATAATCACGAGCAGGAGACATTGAAATTGGAATGTCTGGGAGATCTCCGGGTGCGCGCAGGAAACAGCATCTATGGCAGTATTGCGGACATCGGATTAAACAGGCGGCTGATTGTAAAAAAGGTAACGCATGATTTTCTTCCGGTTCACAAAATGACAGTGGAGGTGATGGCAGATGGATAAGATTGTAATGACTCAATTTTTTGAGCTGATAAAGACTGTAGTTGATAACTACATGAAAAACAGGAAACCGTCCGCTGTTCTGATTGGGACCTATACCGGAACCGCCGTAATGGTTGGGCAGCTTCCAGTCCCAATGTCCATGATATCCGGCAATATGGTAAAAAATCTGGCTCCAGGCGATAAAGTAAGGCTTTTGCGCAATGACGGCGGGCATGAGTATTATATCCTGGAGATTGTTGGCAAGCCTTACCAGATTAAGGAGGTGCCCTGATGGCATTGACGATTGATTTGACGGTCAAGGAGCAGTCTTACACAGATAGGACGTATAAAATGTCAGATACGCAGATTGCGGGCTTTGTAGACGGTATGGAGGCTCTGAAACAGAGTATTTATAAAGCTCTATCGACAGAGCAATATGAATACCCAATCTATAGTTTTCAGTATGGGATTGCATGGAAACAACTGATAGGAGAGGATCGTTCTTATGTCCGGGCAGAGCTTCGCCGGATGGTGGAGGAGTTGCTTATGCGCGATGACAGAATCCAGTCAGTAGATGGCTTTGAGTTTTCTTTTTCCGGCGATTCCTGTCACTGCTCTTTTGATGTGTCCAGTATTTACGGAGATATCAGGGTGACAACGGAGGGCAAGATATGACAAAAATGACGTATGAAGAGCTGGTGCAGGCTCTTCTCGACAGAGTTAAAAATGATGTAGATAAGCGCGAGGGCAGTGTGATTTTTGATGCGATTGCTCCATGCGCTTATTTTCTTACCCAGATGGGATTTCAACTGGAGAATTTTCTTGACTTGGTTCTTCCAGATACCGCCGTTGGGGAATATCTGGACAGAGCAGTTGGAGGGTGGGGCATTATCCGCAAACCTGCAACAGCGGCAGTACGCAAGGTAGAGACGTCTGCATCTGTGCCGGTCGGGAGTTTATGGGGGATAAATGAGCTAGTGTATCGGATTGAACGAATGGACAGCACAAATGTCTACCACGCAATCTGTACAACGGCGGGGGATAAAGGAAACCAATATTCCGGCCAGCTGCAGCCTATTACAAATGGCATTGTAGGGATTACAGCAAACCTGACTGATATTATCACGCCAGGAACAGACACGGAGAGCGATGAAGCATTAAGGCAGCGGTTTTACGTTAAGGCACAGCTTCCGGTCACATCCGGAAATGCAAATCATTACATCCAGTGGGCTCTGGAGGTGCCAGGGACCGGGGCAGCCAAGGCAATGCCGCTTGATGGCGGTCCCGGAACCGTGACAGTTCTGGTTGTGGATGATAAAAAAGCGATATCCAGCGGGATTGTGCCAAAAGTGCAGTCCTATATCGATACAGTACGCCCTATTGGGGCCACGGTAACAGTGCAATCGCCACAGGCTCTTACAATCAATGTGACGGCCAATATTCTGTTAGATAAAAGCCGTGCAGCGTCAGAGATAAAGCAGGACTTTGAGGCAGCGCTGGATGAGTTTTTAAAGGACATGATTTTTGAAAATTACCGTGTAAGCTATGCAAAAATCGGAAATTTGTTGCTGGACATCCCTGGTGTGGAGGATTTTGACACGCTGCTGATTAACGGCAAAAACGGGAATGTAACAGTTGGATCCAAGCAAATCCCGGTTAAGGGGACTGTATCGTTATCGGAGGTGAGCATGGTTGGAACTGATTAAATTACTGCCAGATTATTACCAGGACAACGAAACAATGGCCACATTGCAGAGCGTGTTATCAGAGGAGACGGATAAGCTGGATGCAGAGCTTAAAATCACAGTCAATCAGTGTTTTCCTCAGCTGGCTACAACACTGCTTTCCAGATGGGAGACAATCCTTGGTATTAAGACAGACGGTTCCCTAAGTGATACTTCCCGCCAGGAGCAGATACTGGCAAAGTTATCTGGAACCGGAACTACAACAAAGCAGATGATCAAGGATGTAGCAGAAAAGTTTTCTGGTGCTGAGGTGGAGGTAATTGAGGATAATGCTAACAGCAGATTTTATATCCGCTTCGTGGGGCAGCTTGGTATCCCGGAAAATATGGCGGGATTAAAAGCGGCTATTGAGGATGTTAAGCCAGCTCATCTGGAAGCGATATATGAGTATATCTACAATACATGGCAGGATGTAACAGAGATGACATGGCAGAGAGCATCTGGGTATACCTGGCAATCTATCAGGGAGGTGAAAACATGAAATATACCGGAAGTTACAATCTGGCAAAACCAGATCCAACAGACCTTGTTGATATCAGTGTGATTAACAGTAACATGGACAAGATTGATAAAAATATGAAATCGGTTGAGACTGCGGCAGCCAAAGCGGATCGAGTAGTGGAAATTACCCTATATGCGTCTCGCTGGGTAGGTTCCTCGGCTCCTTATAGTCAGACAGTATCCGTCCCTGGGCTGAAATCAACGGATATTATTCGTGTGATGTCTGCAGTTACATCCAGCACACCATTATCATCCATTGATACCTGGGAAAAAATGGCGTACATGGTAAAATTTGGCATAGCGCAAAACGGGCAGGCTATTTTTTATTGCCCCAAAAAGAAACCAACGTCTGATTTTAAAATGAAACTTGTGGGGGTGAGTAGTACATGAGTGATATTTTGTTTCCTGTTTCTGGAGGTGGTGGTGGAAATCTGGATGAAATTACAGCTTCCGCCGAATACGTAAAAAGTCCTTACACGTTTATGAACAGCGAAGGAGACATCGAAGAGGGAACGATGGTCGATCGTGAAAACTGGGGAGCTGCAGTTGGGATGAACGACCGCGTTACTGTCCCGGAAGGGTATCATGATGGATCCGGGGAGGTTTACGGCCCTACAGTGACCCAACGAGGAGCATGGACATCCAGGCTGGGAATTAATGGAAAAGCGATGATTCCAGAGGGATACCACAACGGAAATGGTTATGTTGACCAGGACATATCAACACTTGGTGAGCAGAAAGTAGTACCCAAACTGTCAAGACATACTCTTTGGACAGCCAATCAATATATGACTGGCAATGTGATTATTGAGCCCATTCCAAACCAAAAAAATGCAGCTACAAAAGCACTGAGTAATGGTGTGAATTCTCAGGGGTTATATTTTTACATTCCAGAAGGGTATTACCTCCCAGATGGAACAGGTAACAGCTGGGTATACCAGACACTTGCTGAGGTGGCAAAAGCTCTTGGCATCACCGCCGACAAGGTAAAAAAAGGAGTAACACTGTGCGGGGTGGTGGGTACCTTTGAGGGATACGTGGCCAATGCAAACGACCTGTACTATCGCGGAATCTATAACAACCCCATGAATTTAGAAAATTCCAACATGGAGTTTCGATCGGACTGTATTGCCTTCCCAACACTTTATACTTATTATTTGCATTTCACAAATCCTGTAAATTTATCTGCTTACAGTAAGTTGATAGTTGAGGATGCGCGAAGCGGTGTGTTTACAACAAGTTATATAGATAGGCAGCGTTTATGTGTGGGTTCATCGGTCAAGCCAACTACAATTAAGTCGGTGCCCACATCCGTCAGCGGTAAATCACTGGTATTTGACATATCGTCGCTGCAAGGCAGCCAGTATATTCGGCTGGGATTATATGTAGCATCGAACGCGCAGATCATTCGTATCCGCTTAGAGTAACTACATTATTAATATACACCGGCGCCGCACCGTCACGCGGCAGAAAGGACAAACCATGAGTATCAAACACAAATCTATTACCCCACACGTTGACGCAGGCCCCGCAGTAGGAAAAGACAGCGAGCCGCTGAAAAACAAGGTATTAAGCACCGGAGAGGGTCATGAGTACACCAAGCCAGCAACCCCTGGAAAGCCCCATATTGTCCAGTCTGGACATAAGGAGGGCGGTCCTGGACATAAGGATTGTGACCATGATTAATGATTAAAAATTGACAGGAGGTA